CTCGACAGAGTTATCCTGTACTGCACAGCCGCTTACAAGAAACTCCTGAAGGAGGCTTCGGATATCCAGCGTACATGGAATGTCAACAGCAATAACGGAGCGCTCAACAGAACAGTTCACACTCTCGACGATATCACCAAGATCGTGACAGTTCCTTCGGCACGTCTCAAGACTAAGTTCGATTTCACCGACGGCTGTGTTCCTGCCACCGGTACCGTTGCTGCAAAGAATATCCAGTACATTCTCATCGACCCCGAGTGTCAGGTAAGCCGTGTGAAGTACAGCTACATCCACTTTTTTACTCCCGGTACAGACAGCCGCACTGCCGACAAGTACCTGTATCAGAACAGACGCTACAACGGCACGTTTGCTATTGACCACCTGATGACACAGGGCTGCATCATCCATGCGGACGCATAAGGAGGGATACAGATGAAAGCGATCAAGGACAACAAGGTCTACACTGTAGACGAGACCACCAAGGCTTCATATCTTGCAGCAGGCTTCGATATCATCGGGGATGACGGCAAGGTCATTGAGCGCTCACCTTCGAGCACCGTCAGCCGCAGGGAGTACGACGAGCTTCTCGCCAAGTACGCTGCTCTTTCCGCTGAAAAGCCGGAGGAAGAGTCGGTTGCCGATCAGCCTAAGAAGAAGGGAAAGTCAGGCGGTGAGCCTGATGTATCTGAATCCTGAGGAGTACAGCGGAAACATTCCGGCAGAGGAACTGGCGGAACGACTGAAAAGAGCCAGCCGGGACATTGACAGCCTGACGTTCAACAGGATCGTCGAGAAGGGCTTTGAGAATCTTACAGAGTTTCAGCAGGAGCTTATAAAAGAGGCGGTAAAACTTCATGCAGACTTCTGCTATGAAAATGCGGAGCTGCTTGAAAGTCCTCTTGCTTCGTATGCCATTAACGGCGTGAGCATGAGCTTTGACAAGTCGAAGACAGTCACGGCGGAGGGCGTAACTACATCGAGCGAGGTCTCCGGTCGGCTTATGCAGACGGGGCTTTGCTACAGGGGGCTGATGTGAATGAAATATCCTCAGCTCGTACCGGACAGAGTGTGTACAACTCCCATAACAGTGTACAGGGAGGGTGGTCTCAACAGGGACGGCTCTCCCAAACTCACTGTTATATTCGAGGGCAAATGCAACTACTCCGAGAAGGTAAAGCAGCGGATAACCGCAGACAAGCAGCTGATCACGCTTAATGCGGAAGCACTTTTCAACGGTGACATCGCACCTGATGTTGATAACATCGAGGGAGACGTCAACGTGCTCAGCGGGATCCGCAGACACATCTATGCAAGCCAGAAGTGCCGCAATCCGGACGGGACAGTGAACTATACCAGACTGGAGCTGATCTGATGAAGATATCCATTAAGCTGGATCATGCACGGATCCGGCAGATAGAGCAGGCAGCTCTTGCAGCAGCTTCCGAGACGCTTGAAGTGCTGTACACAGACTTGGTATCATCGCAGACAATGCCGTTTGATACCGGTGATATGCAGAACAATCAGACGTTCGTCGAAAGCACTGAGACAGGAGCCGTCCTCATTACAGGTTCGCCGCAGGCAAGGCGCCTGTACTATCACCCGGAATACAACTTCCAGCGCGGTAAGAACACGAATGCAGGCGCATACTGGCTTGAACCTTACATCACAGGAAACAAGAAGGAATTCGTTAAGACCGAATTCGTTGAGGTATTCAGACGGAGGGCGGGCCTATGAACTATCTGACGCTGCTTGAAGTGGCCGATATGCTTGCAGATGTTCTCGATTTCGATGACATCACCGCCGGCTGTATCGACACTGCACTTGAAAAGACGATAGGCATATATCAGCGTGATGACTTCACGCCCCGGGAATGTATAGGGACGGCATCAAGCTACGAGACCGCCAAGCTGAGACTGCTGATAAGGTGGGGGAAGAATCCTACAGAGGCAGAAGCAGAGGCGGCTGAGATCGGCGGCCTGATGCAGGCTCTCCGAGATATGCCTACAAGCACACACATCATTAAATTTGCGGTCGTGAAAGCGGTCCGCAGTATAGGAAAAGACGAGAAAGGCGCCTGCGAATATGTCGTAGACGCCGATCTGATGTACTCAGAAAGGAGTAATTGAAAATGCCTGATAACACAATCACAGGTGTATATCCCTGCTACGAAAACCAGTTCAGCATCGACATCACCGGCGGAGACGGTTCGACAGATACCAACCTGAAAACTATCGCCGACATGGAGAGCTTCTCCGTATCTATCGACGGTAACGTGG